TTGTTGCAACTAAAGGGCTTAAAGTAGATAATGCATCAGCATCAGTAGATTGAATATTTACATCTAATGGTTTTCTACCTATCACTTCTCTTAACTCATCCTTAGTTAAAATTTGACTTAATGTAGCCTCGCTAAAACTAGGCATGATTGGTTCTAACTGCTTAATTTTTAACTTGCCTTTTACAGGTGCAAAAATATTAAATATTTGCTCTTGAACTTCTTGTTTTGGTGCAACGTAAGTATTAGTAAAAAGGTTAAACGCATCAATCATTTCAGCCCTTGCACCTAACTGACCTTCAACCCTTACCCCAAAAATAGTTGGCGATACAACCTTATGCCCAACCATGATTTCTTGCTGAATAGTATCGTTTAAAGCATTGTATTTGTCTTGAAAGTTACCACTATCTAAATCTTGAATAATAGCTACTCTATCTTTGTCATCTGCGAAGTCAATAACTATTTGACCTGCGCCATCAGTAGGCATAAACTGCTTATTCAATCGCCTTTTAGTAGCTTGCATTTCATCATCAGCAGGAACACCATTAACGAAAGTAACCATCTTACTACCTTTGAAACTATTTTGTATTTCAGCTCTATGAAAATTAGCTATTTCAGCATCAGTAATAATCGCAGGAACAGCACCAATATACTCAGGTAATGTGTATGTTTTTAAATTAGGTCTATACGACTTGTAATAATAAATACTTTCAGTTTGGCTTTTATTAGGGTCAAATGCAGGGTAAGTTGTAAATTCAGGTTTTGAATTTTCATCGCCACTTTCATTTAACCATTCGGTGCTATGGTAAAACTCGGTATTGTCTTCATTACTCCTTATATCGCAATAATCTAAATGAAATATTTGAACGCCTTTTTTGCCCTTTGTGCCAACAACTTTTAAATAACAACCTCCAAATAATTCGTTATCTAAAATAGTCTTTTTTGATATGTCGTTAAGTGTTTCGTATTGGTTAGGATTGTCAATAAAAGCCTGCAATGCAGCTATTTCATTACCTTGCATTTCTGATTGGTCAAATATCCAACCTTTGCCAGCTATGTATAGTTGTTTGCTAGTTATAATAGCGTTATGCTTTGCACTTCTATTAAATAAAAGTACTAAGTATTGAGGATAGTTGTTTTCTTCGCCATACTTCACCCAATCCTTTTGTTTTTGCTCAACAAATTGAGGGACTTTATCATTGGTAAATTTAAGCGTTATTATATTGTTTTTAAAACTCATTTATGCTGGTTGATAAACTATGTTAGTTTCTGTTTCTACTTGGTATTTAGTAATGTTTTCGGCTGCAAATACAACATCAACTATACCTACTTCTACTGTTTTATCAATAAAACCTATTGCATCCGTTGCCTCGTTCAATTCGTCTAAATTAGTAAGTGTAGTTTGATATATTTCATAGTCATAAAGACCTTGCAATCCTAGTGTAATTATTCCAAATAATGACTCTCTAGGTAATGGATTGGCAGTTTCAAAAAATAAAAACTTATTATAACGCTCTTTAAATTGACTTAAATCTTCACTAATAAACCAATAAGCAACATTTGAAGTTTGATTAGTAAACTTAAACAAATAAATAGGATTAGAAACAGTTGATTTTTCAGTCAATGTAACCGTTAAATATTGTAAATTATTTTTTAAAACTCTTAACACTAATTATAAATATAAAAAATAAAAAAGTTTGCTAAAACAAAAAAGCCAACTAAAATTAATCAGTTGGCTTTTGTTTAAAAAGTTAATGAACTAAACTAACAATCCTGCGATTATTGCTGGGTCAACCTCTTGTGAAAAAGTTTTCTCCATACCCGCAAATGTCAATGAATAACCATTAAATTCGTTTAATGCAGCCCCCGAAGTTCCTGTACCTCCTGTGCATTCCATACCGAATGATGATCCGAATAAAAAGTATTGACCGCTCTTCATTTCAACAATTATCGAAGTTCTATTTTTGATAATTTGCTGTAACTTAAATTGCGTTTGATAATTCATTGATAAGAACGTAGCCGCTATGGTTTGCTCATATCCAACTGTACCAATTTTTGGGTCACTTTGAATATTGTTAGTGGTACTGTTTGCACCTCTAGGCTCTAATGCATAAAGAAAATATTTCTTACCTGCTGCCTTTGTTATTCCTGTTACATAACCACTCGCATTTTCAGTAATCGCTGTGATGTTTGCTTGCTCTGTTATGTATAAATTTTTGATACCGCCTACTGTGTCCTTACAGTCTAGCGCATATCCTGCTACTATTGCACATGCCATGTTTTTAAAAGGGTTTTAAAGGGGGTTTTTACACCCCCAAGTGACTATAATGTGAACTTAACAATTTCAGCAACTTGCGAAACTTGAACACCCATTTTAAAGCGATATTTAAAACGAACTAAATCAAAGTCTTCAGAGTACCAGAACTTAAAGTCATTTGTTGCTTCATCCTCTAAATCTACCCCAAGAAACATGTTAGCATCACGTAAAGCGTAGATTGCATTGATGTTATTAAGTCCTGGAGTTGAAACTACAGTTACGTTAGTACCATGAATTTTCATTTCGCCCAAAGCATTATCAGTCGCAATGAAATTAAACAAATTAGCATTAGTTAAAGCTAATTGGTATAATCTGAAAATGTGTGTACCAACATTAACTCTTAAATCTGCTTTGTCCAAAATTTCAATTGGAATAGCTGAATAAACCGCTTGCATTACGCTGATTACGTTTGCTGCTGTTATCGCTGTTACAGCTGTACCAATAAACGCTGCTGCATTAGCTTGTACTGTTCCACTAGCTGCATTGATAATCTTAACTAAACCATCAAATTTGTTCAATTGTGAATCACCTGCAGTTGTATCACCTTGCCAAATTGCTTTTTCAGTATCTTCTTTTGTTTTACCTAAAATAGTTTCGACAAAAGCAGCATCAATTCCGCCTGGTAAAGCATCGTAGTTACTACCCGGTGAAAGTAACAATTGAGTGTATTTAGTTTCTAAATCGTTAATACACCATTCTTTGTTTACTTTTACTCTGCCTACTGTTAGAACTCGTGCTGAAATAGTAGTGTCGCCACTTGCAGAGAACCCACAAGCATCGCCATTTTGCCAAATTAAGGCGTCAGATAATGAAGGAACTTGAACTGTTGATTTAGTTCCTATTAATTTTTGCATACGTGCTGCTGTTTTCGGCTCAAAAAATGAGCGTGTAATTAGCATGTTTTCATTTGTCTTGGTATATGCCGCAAGACTTGTTACGTTAAAAGCCATTGTTTTTTATTTTTGTTTTTTTTAGTTTTGATTTGTGAATTTTTTGTATGCTGCCATCATCTCAACTGCTGTTTTTTTCTTATCTGCTTTGCTGAAAGTGGATTGTTTTGGTTTTGGTTGTTCAACTACTGGCTCTTCTGCAATTTCATCAACAATTACTTTGATTGCTTCGAATTTGCTTTGATTAACTTTGTTAGCTTCTTCAAATTTGCTTTCATAGTTTGCAAACATTTCAGTCATTTTAGTTTCCATTGATTTCATTTTCTCTTCGCATGCTGCCATACGCTCTTCAATTTTAGCCATGTCAATTGGTGCTGCCATTTCAACTTCAACTTCTTCTTTTTCTTTACCCTCAATAGCAGTAACTAAACCGCCTACTGTGGTTATTTTTGTTCCGTCTTCTAACTCATGAACTGCATCAGGTGCAGGCATTTGATTACCATCTTCAGTTACAACCATGATAGCTGCGCCCTCCGACAACTCACCTTCCCACATTACTTCAGTTCCATCTGCTAATTTTGCAGTTTCAAATTTTTGAATTTTTGCAAAATCCATTTTTAATAAATTGCCAATTTGCATCAATGCTTCCTTAGCTGTTATTTTAGATTTATTCATTTACGTTTTTAATTATATTAATTATTTCTTCAATTATATTTTGGGGTTTCTCATCAATCTTTACAGTCTTAAAAAGTCCTTCAACTGAAAAACCTTTGAACTCACCACTCTTTATAAAGTCGTTCCAAATTTCATCGTTATCAATCTTGTATGAACCAAACCAACTACCATCAGTTAACGTATATCCTTTTGGTGCTAAAACTCCCCTAGATTCGTCAATTAAAAAACTTTCAATCATATACACGCCCTCAATCATTTTATCGCTGTCATGCATCTCATTTACTAAGTTTGATTTACCTTGTTTAAAAAACTTGTTTCTTAAATTATAAATGTCTTGTTTTTGAAATACCCCATAATATTCGCCAGTTTCATCACGCCTATATATTGGTAAATCAGCAACCATTAAAGGTCCTGAAATAATACGTTTTTCGTTATCGGCTTTAAACTTAAAAAAACTTTTTTTATCAATTTGTTCAAGTTTTTTACTGGCCCACTCAATACCTGCATCGCCACCCCAACATAACCACATTAAACGACCACAGCCATCACCTAATTTCTTATCGCTACTTTGTCTATGTCTTTCAAATGCTGACATTCTTGCAATAGTTTCACGACTTAAAGGCTCACGCTTTGCTAATTGGTTAGCCCTTTGTTTACCTACATCAGTGCCACAATCTCCCCACCCATTCTTTTCTGCATAATCTAAAGCAGTTTGAGCATTATCGCTTGCTTCTTGTGGATAGTCATCATAGCTTTCAAAGTTTTGTTTATTAAATGCTTGCCAATTCATTTCAATAGCTGGACTATCAACAAATGCAACCGCTTCAAGCTGTGCTTCGTCATCTTCGCCTACTATAAATCTAAATATTGGTAACTTGTCCATTCAGTAATAAATATAAGTTTAAAAATTATTTGCTTTTTAGAATTATTTAATAGTCGCTTTGCGTATTATTCCCTTAACTTTATCTTGTGTTTTGGTGATGTCGGTTTCAGTTACTATAACCTTTTGAACTTGACCATTAGTTTTAGTTATTACTTCGCTGTTTGGTCTTAAACTTGAACCACTAAATGATTGAGGAATACGTGGGGCGCTTGGTGCTGTTGGGTTACTACCACCACCACCGCCACCATTATTGCCCGGTACTGGAGTTGATAATATTTTATTTACATTTGCTATACCTGCTGCAACTGCTACACTTGCTGCTGCAATACCTAAACCAACACCAACAACTGGAATACTTGCAAATGACTCAAACGCTTTTTGCGCTGATAAATAAGTTGATATAGTTGCTGACGCTACTGCTAATGCTTTGCCCTCTGCTGTATTCTTACCTAATAAGTCAGCAGCTTGATTTAATACATTTGCACCCTCTTGTAATGCTGCATTTCTTGCATCTTTCTCCGCTTTTGCTATTGCTATTTTTGCATCGCTTGCTTCTTTTTCAGATATTACATGAGATGCAGCTAACGCATTTAATGCTGCATATCTTTCCTCTGCTGTCTTTGTTTCATCCGCTGCAATCTTTTTATTTATATCTGCTTGTTTTGTAGCTTCCTCTTTTTTTATGTTTGTTTTTTTATTTTCTAATTCTAACTCAAAATCAACGGTACTTTGCCCATAATCTTTTGCGTTTTGAATTTTTTGTTCAAGGTTTGCTATCTCAATTTCTTGCTGACCTTTTTTTATTTCTTTTTTTATTTCTTCTTCAGTTGCACCACTTTTTACTAATGCTAATTCTTTCTTTTTATAGAATTCATCGGTAAATTTATTTGTGTCTTGATATTCCTTTTCAGTTCTCGCAATAAAATCTGCTTGCTGTTTCTTCTGCTCTTCAATTAATTTTTCTTTAAATTCTTTTTTCTTTTTTGCTTCAGTAGCTGCTTTTGCTGCTTGTTTTTCAGCATCATCAGCACTTTTTTTTACATCTTCTAGTTCTTTTGTTTTTTTAGCTATTAAATCTAAACTTTCAATCTCTTTATTTTTTTCAACTAACTTCTTTTTTAAACTATCAGTTTCAATTAAATTAGAAATGGTAATTATTTTATTGCCTACTTCGGCAGTTGTATATGCTTCTTTTTGTTGTTTATTGTGTTCATCAGCTAGTTTTATTTGTTCTTCAAGTGCTAGTTTTTCTGCCTTTGCTTGTATTAAAGTTGCACCTGCTGCATTAGTTTTGTTTTTAATTGCAATGATTTCAAGTTCAATTGATTTAACTTTTTCATCGGTTGCTTCCTTTGTTTTTTTAGTTTGTTCAGCATATTCTTTTTCTTTTTTAGTAGCTTCTTCATTTGCTGCTGCTGTTTCTAAAAACTTAGTGTATAAATAACCTAACCCCACAAGTAAAGCACCTATACCAGTTGCAGCCATTGCTCCTTTTATAGTTGTAAAGGTTGTTACTGCTGCTGCTTTTATTGCTGTAAATGATGTAACTGCTTGTAATTTTAATAAATCAAAAGCATCTTTCATGCCTAGCAATCCATTTAACCCAGTAGCTAAAGCTATTGCGCCTTGTGTTTGTGCTATTACTCTGTTTAGGTTTTCACTTTCGCCACCCATTAAAGCCATTGCACCCTGCATTGCTGAAAATCCATTAGCTGCTATGCCTACTACGCCTGCTAATGCTTGAAACTTAGCTTCAGGGTTAAAGGCTGCAACTGTATTTTTTACATCACCTATCCTATCTTGTAAGTCACCTGCTTTTTGCGCTGCTTTTACAAATGCTTCGCTACCTACTTCAAGTTGCCCTAACTCATTTGTAACCGCCCTTAATTCTGCTTTTAAACTCTTTACAGAACCTACCGAACTGCCTACCTTTACTTCGGTGTCAAATATTATTTTCTCGTTTGCCATTATGATATAATTCTATGTAGTCTGTATTCTAATTCAATTAATGCTTTGCCATTCCCACTTGTTCCTAAGTTTCCTGCGCTATGTATCTGTACTGCTAAGTTTTTAAAAGGTAAATCGGTTACGTTTACACCTCTTTGTTTTGTTGCAGTTGTAACCGTTGTAATTCTATTATCAAAATTCAACAAGTGAGTTCCATCACCATTATATTGCAAGTGTAGTTTATGATTATTGTACGCTACTGGTGTAGCTGCTTCAAAAAACATTGTAATGTAGGCATCATAAACTTCAGTCCAATAGCCATCAACCGATGCAAGTAGTTGAATAGGTGTAGTATGTAAATTTCGCAGTTCCGATACTGTTAAAACTCGACTTACTAATAAAGGTTGGGCAATGTTATTTATTACTACTTCACCATCCCTTACACTTTGATAGTTATTCGTGTTTAAATAAGTTCCATTGTTATTGTTTAGTTGGTTATTGCCACCTCCAAACACGCTATTTAATCTACCATTGATTAAATTATTATCTGAATTAATTAAGTTAGCTTCACCCCTTACTAAATTATCCTGACCGCTAACATTTAAATCACTATCCTTTGTAAAGTCATTGCCATTTGGATTAGGTGGTTGGGCGAATGTAGTTTCGCCACCTGCACCGCCATTGATAATTATAGGTTCATCATTAAAAGGAGGTGCAACCGCTAGTTTTAAGAATGTTAGTTTTGCGGGTTCTTCGCTATTGCTATCAAAATCAATTTCGTAAAGTCGATAATACTGCTTATCTATAAAATAGTAGTTTCTAAATGAAAGTTTATTTATTTCGTTCTCGTTTAAGTGGGCGAATAAAGTAACTGTTTTGCTATCTTTATCTGTTATTTCTAAAAGCCCTTTTCTGTGGTATAAATTATAAAGATTGTTAGGTGTATAGTTTACTTGTGTATTAGTTGTATAGGCTATTTCTTTAGGCTGATAGTAATTAACATCAAATGTCGGGTTATTAAAGTTATCTAAGTGACCAACGTAAGGATAGCTATTAAAATAATGTTGTGTACCATCGGGGTCTGTTAAATGAAAAAAGTTAGTTCCAAAACTAGCACTCAAACCGCCTGCATATAATAATCTTAACTTACTTGTTCCATCTGTTCTCGTTCCACTTGTATTCCTAAAAACTATTTGTGAAAATACCATTCCGGCATTTTTAGAATCTAGTAATGGAGTTGGCGCAAATACTACTTT